GACACGACTTCGCAATTATGCGTGCGCGAAAAAAGTCAAATGAGGAAGTTGAAGTAGTTGAAACGACTTCCTCTGCAATGAGACATATGGTTACTCAAACAGGACCAGATGGTAAAACTCGTACAGTTATGAAAAAGCTTAGATCTGATAGAACTGACGATCGCGGCCAAGATGTTATTAGAACAAACGAAGCTTCAATGGACAATATGTGCTGCAAAGACTGTGGAGATATGTTCGGTAAACCGACCAAAGGTAATGCATGTAAAAACGATTGTAATGATCCTAACCAGTCTTGCTGGGTTAATAAAGAATCTTATAACGAAGCATTTCAAGATGGTAAAACACACAAAATTAGTAAAGTGTATACCAACAACGCTGAAACTCGTCAAAGCAGCTATCCTCGTTATGGGCGCGACGGTGTTACCAACCCATTATATAAAGTACATAAAAAAGGTCACTACCCTGATGACGGAGTTGGTAAAGATTTTAAAACTAGAGAAGATGCTGAAAAACATTTAAACTCTGTTAATAAAGATATTCCTGTGGTAGGCCACTGGAGAGGAGACGTACCTCCTGGCCATAATATTAACGATTATAAGAAAAATAAATCGGAAGCAAAAATTAACCGAGCTGTGAGAAAACTTGTCGGTGAAAGCTTTACTGAAGTGTTAGACGAAGCTATTAGAATGGGTAATTTAAGATTAAAAAATGGTAAAAACGCAAAGGTGTCCAAACAAGATGCTAAACTTTTGAATGACTTTTATAAAAACCTTAACGCTAAAAACCGTAGAGATATGGAAAAGGTAATGATGAAAGACGAAGCAGGGTTTAAAGAGATCGTTGGATTTGCTCGTGAAGCGTTATAAATAGAAAAAACAAAGGATCTAAGATATGAGATTAATAACAGAAGTTGTAGAAGAATGCGCTGTTGCTGTAGAATTAAACGAAGAAACGGGTAAGAAAACTCATTTCATCGAAGGTATCTTTATGCAAGGTGATATTAAGAATCGCAACGGAAGAATTTATCCGTCGCAGATTTTAGAAAAAGAAATGGTCAGATACAATACTGACTTTGTAGAAACAAAGCGAGCGCTAGGCGAATTGGGTCACCCAGACGGACCTACAATTAACGGCGATCGCGTGTCTCATCTTATCACAGAGATGAAACGAGAGGGATCAAACTTTACTGGTAAAGCCAAAATTCTTGGTACACCAATGGGTGAGATAGTCAAAACATTTATGGACGAGGGTGTTAAGATCGGTGTATCTACCCGCGGATTAGGTTCAGTTAAAGCAACGAGAGATGGAATTATGGAAGTACAAAATGACTTTCACTTAGCCACTGTCGACATCGTAACTGACCCATCTGGACCACAGTGTTTTGTGAATGGTATTATGGAAAATGCTGAATACTATTACGATATAGCCTCAGGTAACTGGATTGCTCAGGAACCTATTGAACAGGTTATTGAAGAAATACAACAAGTAGTAGAAAAGCAAATCAGACGAGTTGTCACTAAAATTGATGAAGGCACCGCGTCTGAATTATTCGAGCGTTTTGTGAACTCACTTAGAAAAGCTGAAAAATAATATTATTATAAATAATACTTAGATAAAAAGTATCTAATAAAAGGAGTAGAACATATGTCAAATGACTTAGACGAAAAGTTCGTCGAAAAATCTGGCGGAGCAGGCGTACCTGCCGCAGAAGTTATGGATCCTGCGACACCAGCAGGCGGCGTACATAAAAAGAAGAAAGCTGATGTAAACAAAAAGGTTGATCCAACAGCCGATAAAGTTGCAGCAGCACCAATGCAAGCGGAAGAATCAGAAGTAGAAACTGATGAAATCGTAGAAGAAGTAATTGAAGTAGCGGAGTCAATCGCGACTATTTTCGAAGGCATGGATTTGTCGGAAGAATTTACAGCTAAAGCAACTATGGTATTCGAAGCTGCGGTTAACGAAGCGGCAACAGCAAAAGCTGATGCAGTTATCGTTGAGAAAACAGAAGTTTTAGAAGCATCAATGCAAACTGCACTTGATGAATCAGTTGAACAGATGTTAGAAAACCTTGACTCATATCTTGACTACGTTGTAGAAGAGTGGATGTCAGAAAACGAAATTGCTATTGAAGCTGGTATTAAGGTAGAAATGGCGGAGTCGTTAATGGATGGTCTTAAAGGCCTATTCGAAGAGCACAACATTGATGTTGATGAGGAAACTCTAGACGTTGTTGCTGGCTTGGAAGAAGAAATTGAAACATTAAGAGCAGACGCTAATAAGGCGATTGTTGAGAATGTTGAGCTTAAAAAAGCTGCTGATGCTCAAACTGCATCAGGCGTTTTTGCTGAAATGACTGAAGGTCTTACACTTGTAGAACAAGAAAGATTTAAAGTACTATCAGAAAAGCTTGCTTTCGATGATGTTGACAGCTACAAAGCAGACCTTGCGACACTAAAGGAATCGTTCTTCAAAAAAGCGAAACCAGTAGTTGAGGAAGTAACTGAAGAAGAAGCAATTATCACAGAAGACACAGAAGTGAAACAACCACTTTCTGAGCACTCAACGATCAATGCTCTTTCAGCGTATTTGAACCGTAACTAAGTAACCCAATGAAAAACATAACTTTTATAAATATATCCAGAATAAATCAACAAGGAGATAGAATCTAATGACTCAGTCAAACTATCAAGCATTAGTTGAAAAATGGGGTCCAATCTTGGAGCATTCCTCTTTTTCTGCTATTACAGACAACCACAAGAAAAGCGTAACAGCTACTATTCTTGAAAACACAGAAAAAGCTTTAGCAGAGTCAGGCGACTTATCTGCTAACATGACAGGCTTACTTTCTGAAACAGCTGCAAACGATGTAGGCACAGGCGGTTTCGCTTCTACTTCTGCTGCAGGCGGTCCAACAGCTGGTTACGACCCAGTACTTATTTCTTTAGTACGTCGTGCGATGCCAAACTTGATCGCATACGATATTGCTGGCGTTCAGCCAATGACAGGTCCAACAGGACTTATCTTTGCAATGCGTTCAACACATACTAACCAAACAGCTGCAAACGAAGTATTCTACAACGAAGCTGATACTTCATTCTCTGGTGCAGGAACTCACTCTTCAAATGCTCCAGGTCAAGCATCTGTAACAACAGGTACTGGTATGGATACAGCAGCTGCTGAAGCACTTGGTTCAACAGGTGATGCATTCGCTGAAATGGCTTTCTCAATCGAAAAAGTTACAGTAGCAGCTAAGTCAAGAGCTTTAAAAGCTGAATACACAACAGAGCTTGCTCAGGATCTTAAAGCCGTACACGGTCTAGATGCTGAAACAGAACTAGCGAACATCTTACAGTCTGAAATCCTAGTGGAAATCAACCGTGAATTAGTTCGTACAATCTACACAAACGCGGTTGTTGGTGCAGCTGCAACAGCTACTCCAGGCACATTCGACTTAGATGTTGATGCTAACGGTCGTTGGTCAGTAGAGAAGTTCAAAGGTCTTATGTTCCAAATCGAGCAAGAAGCTAACGCGATTGCTAAAGGAACAAGACGTGGGAAAGGTAACATGGTTATCTGTTCATCTGATGTTGCTTCAGCACTTCAAATGGCGGGTGTACTAGATTATACTCCAGCTCTTAACTCTAACTCATTGAACGTTGACGACACAGGCAATACATTCGCTGGTGTTCTTAACGGACGTTATAAAGTGTATATCGACCCATATGCAGGCGCTAACTACATGGTAGTAGGATATAAAGGTTCATCATCATTCGATGCTGGTCTATTCTATTGCCCATATGTGCCGTTACAAATGGTTCGTGCAGTTGGTGAGAATTCTTTCCAACCAAAAATCGGCTTTAAGACACGTTACGGCATGGTATCAAACCCATTCGCTAAAGGCGCAACTCAAGGAACACCTCCTGGAGAACTTGAAGCAGACACAAACGTTTACTACCGTCGTGTATTAGTCAACAACTTGTTCTAAATATAAGATATCGGTTAACGATACTAACTGGGGAAGCTTTCGGGCTTCCCTTTTTTATGCAAGATAGTCTGGGAGATATGACGCTTTAGATAGGAAGTCTTCATATGACTTTTCAACTCTATCTTGTTTGTAGAATAACCATCTGTGTATTCTCTGCCATATACTTTTCTCTACCATTGGATAACCAAATGAAAACACTATACATTCATAATGAGTATAGTTACGATTGGTTTGTATATTCCAAAATTTAGTCAGTTCTAAATCAGTATATGGTTTATTTCTACGTCTTTGTTGTGGTGCTTCGTTATATTTTTGGTCGTCATAAACAATGTGTAACGTTATACCACCTTCGGACCACCAAGGTATTTCATGGCACGGTCTTTCAACACTGTTTATCGCATTATCATACCAATGAATACCACAATTAAGTTTATCCACTGATTCAATAAATTCTTTCTTTTGTTCTTTATTATTGAATACTACTCCAATATATCTGTGCTTTGAGTCGTCATGCCCTTGGCAACTAGTAAACGTTAAATAACCTTTCGCGTGCAAAGCAAGTACACCCTCCTTCACACGCGGTTCTAGGTTTTGTTCAATAATATCAGAATATTGGCTTACGAAAGTACTAACGTAATTACCATCTTCATCTTGGAAACAATAAGTTCGTCCGTCGATTAAATGATCGTTACCTTTAACAAACATCGCATAACGATGTCCGTCTTCAGCTGAATTGAGTTGTGGCTCATTTGATTCCTGCTGTTGATAATAAGGTACTGTAATTTCGTATTGAGGCCGCATTACATTCCTAACGCATCCATGTATAATTCAGTCATAGCGTTTTCATTGTCAACATCGTCACGGTTACGTTTACGAATTGATACAATTTTGCGAATGATTTTTGCTTCATACCCGCGGCCTTTTGCTTCAGACATTACATCTTTTATTTGGTCAGAAACCCCTGTCTTTTCCTCTTCCAAGGTTTCAATTCTTTCAATAAACGCACGTAATTCGTCCGCTGTTACACTTGCTGTGTCACTCATCATATAGTCTCCTGCTGTTGTAAATTTTAAATCCATTAGTCTTCTCTTTTACCTACTCCCCAGTCAATAACAACTGGAAAACGTGGAATGCCGTCAGGTGTAGGTGAAAAATATCGTAATGTACACCAATCTGGGTTTGGTCCATTTTCAAATAGATCCTTTAATACCTTTTGAGTACCACGGACACCTGCACCAAATTCTTGTCCATTTTCTGTTTGCATAACAAATCTTTTGATATGTCCAGCCCAATTACCTTTTCCTTCCTCAACTTTAATTACGTCATATTCGTCAGTAAGGAATTCTTTTCTTTTAATTAGAAATTTAGAACGTTTATTCATTTGGTATACATCATCAATTCGTATCATTTGGCCTTCAAAACCATCTTCAAGGTATGCGCCATAAATATCGTCCATCATATTTTGATTGTAAATTTGTTGAGTTTCAACGAGTATAACTGAATTGGTAAACTTAGGAATACCTTCAGCTTGTTCAGTAATCCAATCCATACGTTCAGAAAATACACCAGTATGACTGATAACATCATATACATGATACTCTACTAATCTTGCTGAGTCTTTTATATCCCAAGGTTCTGGTTTTGTTTTACGAACTAAAGAAGTAATCTTATTAAAGTTTTCACGTAATTCGTGGTTATATAACTCACCATCCAAAATAGCATCAGGATGCTTTTCAAAAAATGATTTTAATTCATCGTTAATATGTGGTACACTTATAAGTTCTTTACCTGCTCGAGTCCATAACCCATCAGATTTTGCAATACAACGAATACCATCTAGCTTTGGCTGCGTGTAATATGTTTTATTTTCAAAATCATATTTAGCATCTTCATGTTTAGAAGCAAGCATCGGTTTAATTTTATCGTAAGTATCAACTTTATTAATATCGTTAAAATAACCACGATCCGATTTCTTTTTAGCATCTGCTGTTATTTCAGCCAATGCTTGTTCATGTAACGATGTTTCGTTTACTTTGCCGATATTCTTTTGTTCAACTTCTCGCCAACCTGACTCTACAAGCTTTCCATCATTTAGACCTGTCACAGCACGTTTATAATACTTACCATTTTCTTGGCCAACTTCACCACGATAAAATCTAATCTTTCCTTTAGAGTCGCGTTTATAAAGTTCTTCTGTTGTATTAACTATTTCCATTATATAATCCTTCGTTGTTAGAATCAATATATACCATTATATCAAAAATGTCAACTAGAGTTTTCCATCTTCACGCATTTGTTTACGTATTTTAGTTGCAGATATGTCATGTATATCTTTTCCTAAATCATGTTCAGTAAACGTATATCCAACACCACGACCATAACTAATATCGACAATATTAGGAACCTCTAGTATAAGATATTGGTTTCCATTGTAAAACCCATGTGGGGCTAATCCTTTTTCAATATTAGCAATCACGTCAATAATACCAAAAGGGTTATCGTCTTGTGCTACAGTACGACCAGCACCAGCATCACCGTCAAAGTTAAATACATCACGTATCATAATGACAACTTGACCTGTAACAGAGTGAGCTCGTTTAAATAGCTCTGTATGTCCATCATGCCATGGCTGCCATCTTCCCAACATCTGTACTGTTGGCTTCTTATAATCAAACATTGTTAATCCTTATATGTCTTTCAATAGCATCAGCTAAAGCTTCATCTGTGTTATCAAACCATTTCTCTACATGGTAGTCTACTTTTTCAGGTGTTTCAAACATATCGTTTGTATCTTCAAATCTACCTCGGGAAATAGTATCCATCCAAACCGTATAGTCAGCATCATAGATTGCCCTCGTAACTTCAGTCGGGCAAACAAAATCGCATATAACTGTACGATCGTGATACTTTTCATTGTTTGCAATAGACGCCATTCGATGCGCTTGGCGATACCTAGCAGCTTCTGAAAACTCCCAGTCATTAGCCATTCGGCGTATTTCGTCTGCATTGAACCAAGCGCATTCTAGTCTTTTTTGTAATCGTTCGGCAAGCCAAGTTTTACCAGAACCTGGCAAGCCAAATATTAAAATCTTCATTTATTATTCCTTGTCTCCGAGATTAATGTTAGACTCTGTAACTAATAATGAGCTAACCACTACAAATATATATAAAGAAACAATGCCGGCAAAAAACTGATAACCAGCTTGCCATATTAAGTATGTTGATAGTGCCATAACTGCGTTATGTAGAAATTTCCAATTAACAGGAACGTGGTCAGCGTATGATAATTCAACATCCCATGCAGGACTAAGAACTAAAACGCTTACTTTAACATATTGAAAAAGCGCGTATGCGATAGGTAGTGCGCTAAGAATTAAATAATAACTGTCGCCGGTATATTGGTAACCACCTATTCCGGCAAGGTGAAAGGCAATGTAAAGTATTGTGTAGTTCATTTGTTATATTCCACGAATAATTATTAAAGGATCTAATATAATGAGGAATAGCCCTAAGGCTAATCCCCATGCGATAATTTGTTTTGGTTTAAGCATCAGCCATATCTAACGCGGTAGTCAATGCATCAACCTTACGTTTTGCGTTTCCACCAAACCATGCTGACGCCATACGAGAGTCAGCTGAACGACCTAAGTTATGGTCAGTCATATATGTAACAGCATTATAAGCATTCCACCAAGTTCCAGGCGCATATTCATATCCTGGTTGG